TGTTGGTCGTATTCAAGAAGCCCTAGCCGAAATGAGCGCCAATGATGCCGAAGCATTACAGATTGCGCTTGATACAAGCAACTTTGAAATTATTGGTCGCAAAATCATGTCAATATCTTTTGCATATATGGAAAGTATTGCCCAAGAAATTGCCGAATTAGAAATTAACGAGGAATAAGTGATGAAAACATTTAACGATTTACGCACTATCAATGTCAACGAACATACAGAACGCAAAGGTAAATTTACCTATCTTTCTTGGGCTTGGGCAGTTGACCAACTTTTGCAGCTTGACCCAACCGCAACTTGGGAATACAAAGACCCTGTTTACTTTGCCGAAACTTTAATGGTTTTTTGTTCTGTTACTGCTTTTGGCAAAACCATGACGGCCCAATTGCCCGTAATGAATAACATGAACAAGGCTATTCAAAACCCTGACTCAATGGCTGTAAATACTGCAATGCAACGGTGCTTGGCTAAAGCCATAGCTTTGCATGGCCTTGGGTTATATATCTATGCTGGTGAGGATATTCCCGAAGAAGAAGCAGTCGTGCTAGATGCGACTGAGTGGCTCGATAAAATAAGTATGAGTAAATCCATAGATGAACTAAAAGAATCGTATGGCAACGCTTATAAAGCCCTTAGTAAAGATAAATCCGCAGTTGAGCTATTAGCCAAAGCTAAAGATGCTAAAAAAGCAGAATTAGCATGAATAAATTAGCCGACAAAGTGGTAGAGCAAATTACAGGCATAAAAGCCGTTGAACAAGGAACTGACGAATGGCATCAACTTAGGCTAGGCAAAGTAACGGCTAGTCGGGTTGCTGACATATTGGCTAAAACTAAATCAGGCGTTTCGACATCTAGGGGAAACTACCTAGTCCAGCTTGCTATTCAACAAGTAACAGGCGCTATTGAGGAATCTTATACAAATGATGCAATGCAATGGGGAATTGATAACGAAGCCCAAGCTAGGGTTGCATACGAGATTGCCACGCAAAACTTTGTAGACCAAATTGCATTTGTCATACATCCAACAATACAAGGCTTTGGAGCTAGTCCTGATGGATTGGTAGGGGAATGTGGCCTTGTGGAAATTAAATGCCCTAACAGCGCTACGCATTGGTCATACATCAAAGCTAAAGAGCCGCCAACCAAATATTATATTCAAATGCAAGCGCAAATGGCTTGTACCGATAGGCAATGGTGCGACTTTGTTAGTTTTGACCCTAGGATGCCAGAGCGCAGTCAATTATTAATTGTTCGAGTTCTTCGCAATATTGAGTTTGTTGCGGAAATAGAAGCAGAAATTAAGCAGTTTTTAAGCGAAGTAGAAGTGGAAGTAAATTTGATGAAAGGTAAGTAATGGCTATTAAATACTATGTAAAAGCGGCAATTTCGGAATACCAAGACCAGGCTGGAGTAGCTAAAAAACGCTATCAAACTATTGGCATTGTTACGGAAACCAAAAAAGGCGACCTTATGATGAAGCTAGAAATGATACCGTTGCTAGGATTAAAAGACGGTTCTTTATGGTGCTACCTTAATGTTCCTGACGATAAACCTGAAGGCAAGCCTCAAGGTAATTATTCAAACCAAGTGCAGGACGATACAATTCCATTTTGAGGAGTAATTGATGAAAAAGTTAATCGGAGTTTTATTAGTTATGGGTTTAAGTGCTTGTAATTCACCTGGAGGTGTTAAATATAATACTGATGCCGCACCGCAAACGCTTTATATAGACCCTGCTGTTCAAGCGCTTTCAAGAAATGAAACTATACAAGCAAGCAAAGAATGTGAAGCTGGAGGTATGCAACCATTGGTTATTTATGCAAAGCGTAGAATTGGAAATTCACCGTTAAGTAATGATATTCCAGTTGAGGTTATTTGTACCACTCGATGGGACTTAATTTATCGGAGCTATAAAAAAAATGAATAGAGAACATATGGCTTTTGAGCTTTTAAAACTAATGATTTCCCAAGATTGGAAGTTTGATGTAACCGACAGAGATTGGGACACTCAGGCCGTAGAAAGAGCTTTCCGACTTGCTGACTTAATGATAGAAGAAGGAGCAATTACTAATGTTAGACAATGACTATGTTTGGACTGCTGTTGGAACTGATATTACAATTCGCTGGAAAAACGCAGGTTGGACTCCACCGTCTGAAATGCAAAGCTATAAAGATAAATGGCGTTACTACCAAAATTTGCCTTTACGACACTTAGACGATGTAGCTAAAATAGAATACGAAAAGGTTCTTAAACGCAACAAAATTACAAGGGTAAAATAATGACAGAAGAAAAAGTGCCTTTTGGTGGCAATCTACAAGTTCCATCGGATGACTGCGAGGAGGCCTTTTTCGCTCTGTATCCTGATTTTTTCTATCAAGGTTCTACTTCATTAACGCTATGGACTCAAGCCTGGCAAGCGGCAATAGACTACGCTGAAAGCAAAAGACCTTTAATTTACTTAGGATGAGCCTTGTTCATGGGCATTTTTTCATGCTTGGCTAATTCTTTTTTAACGGTAATTAACCCATGCCGCAATTGAATCATTTGGGTATTTTCAGATTTTTGTTGCTTTGCGATTTCGACTTCTTTTTTCATACTAAGCTCCTAATATTTGAAATGCGTTGGATTTAACGGTTGCTACTCGATTTAACCAGCCTTTTAAGAATACATTTTGATTAGGTCTCGCCATTACTATATCTTCATAAAACTTAATTTTGGCATTACTAAAGTCAATAATCAATGTGCTAGAGTCTAAGGCGTTTGTAACATCTAGGGTATGGTTACCCATAACGCCATCAACATAAGTGCCCACAACCTTTTGTAAAGTCTTTATGGACCTACCTACACCAGAATTAACTGCAAAATCAAAAACAACATAGTCGCAACCACTATTAAGCAAGTTGCCAAACACAGGATTCCAATAGTTTTGTCGGTAAATAGCTTGAATATCTTCATCGGATATATTCCTTAAATCTTCACTATTTAAGTGAATGTTACGCTTATATTCTTGGAATACTTTTAGCGTAATACCTTTCATAGTAGCCCCGCCACTATCTAAATGGTTATCTACAAAACCACCTTCCGATTGCAATACAAAATGAAGCGACCTTAAAAAATTACTTAGCATTAAATATGCCTATTTGCTCGCTAAGCCAGCCTTGTAAGCTAACTAGCATTTGAGTTGTTATTGCACATTTTTCAATAAATTTAGGGTCGGCGGCTGTTCCATCAGTAGCGCTGGTGGTGTCGGAAATTGTGCCTGTTTGATTGGTACTGGAGAGGCGCAACCCACCATAAGTGCGCTTAATAAGAGCAATACGATTTTCATAGTCATTTTTTACCTTTTCATTAACTTGTGCGGCTTCTTTAGCTTTAGATTTGTTAATTAATTCTTGTTCTTTAGCGGCTAATTCAACTTTAGATACATAAGCATTGTATTTAACAGACTCGTATTTTCCGTAACCAAAACCTAAAACAGTAGTTAAGAAAAGGGCGGCACAAACATACCAACTAGGAGGAATCATTAGTCCAAACATTATTTTCTGTCCAATGGCGTAGAAGTGTAAAACCGTAGAACTGCACAAGTGACTCCAATACACATCAAAATAATGCCATAGTATTTAGGGTCAATAATATTTTGCAAATAAGAAAAGTTTTCATATACTGCGCCTACAACCATTAACGCAAGCGAAAACCACATGGTTCTAGAGTGCATAGCGCCCTTCATAGCTCTAGTCATTTGTCAGCTTTGTTATCTAACTTATCTGAAATCTTATCTAATTTTGTAAAGATAGCATCAGTAAATCTATCAAAGTCATCTTTTTTTACATAGTTACCAGCAACCAATATTTCAATGCTGTTGACCTTTTCAGCCAATGTCATATCTGTAGCTTTTAGTTCTTTATAAGAGTCCCAAATGGCTTTTAAAGCAAATCCAAACACAAGATTTAAAAGGCCAAAAGCCCAGTTGTAAATTGACTGTTCCATGTTTTCATGTTTTCATTATGTAAGCTAGTGCATAGTAAAGAGGAGGATTTGAACCTACGCTTGTCATAACTCCTGAAGATACAAAACCTCCTCCAGCATTAACCAAATAAGAATTACCAGCGCCAACTACAAAACTGTCTTGTAAGTTAGGCGTGTTATTAGTTCCGTTACACAATACATAGCCTGATGGAATAGCTGAAGCTGAACCTGACCATACAATGATGCCGCCACTAGGCACATTAATTACTGAGCCAGCGCTAGGTATGCCTGAAATATTATCGTAGGTATAAAGCGTTACATTAGAAGAATTAGCCAAAACAAATTTATAAGCATTAGTGCTTGAAAGCCAAATAGGAGTTGGAGAAATACCATTAACACCCAAAACAATAGGATTTGCACAAGGTATAAGACCATCAACGCCTGTATAAGTAGCTAACGCAGTAGTTGAACCAGCTTGATAAGTATATAAAAGTCCACCGCCCAAAGGCAAAGTATCTAGCCCCAAAAAAGGTGTCATTGAGTTGCCAATAGGCGAAAGTAAGACTGTCATATTTAACCTTTATTTTTTGGCTTGTTGAAGTTGTTGTGTATATGATTCAAAACCAGCTAACGGTAATTTACCAGCGCCTAATTTGCTTGGCATGTTTGCTAAATATTTAATTGCATTATTACCAATTCCTTCAGATAAATATTTAGCAGTTTTAGGATTGTTAATTAAGCCTTGAAATAATTTAGGAAATGCAACTCCTGCAAGTGCGGCTCCTCCAGCATGATATAAGTCACCTTCTCTTACATATTCGCCAATACCCAATGCGGCTGGTAATACTGATGCACTTAAAAGTCTTGCCGCAGTACCGCTATTTGGCAATTTTTCAGTAAGAATATTTTTACCAGCACTTGCCAAATTAGCCAATTGCGGGTCATCGGTATAAAAAGAATACCGATTTGATTTTGTTTTTAAATGGTTATATAACTTTGATGGGCTAATTTCACCAGTAGAAAAATCAGCTACATTTTCTACTTTTTTCATATTTCCATATTGTTTATTTGTTTCTTTAAGCAAAGCAACATCTTCTTTGTTTCCTGCCGCTTTAGCGCTTCTAGTTAAACTATCAAGTAAAGAATCTTTTAATTCTCTTGCATAATTTCCAACAGTTGCATTTTCGCTTTTAGAAAGTTTATCCAATACTGTTTTAATTTCTTGATATTGTGCTCCACTTAATGCACCACCATTTGCATCGGCTTTTGCAAAAATATTACTAATTTGTTTGTTGACAATATTAAAATTTTCTGGATTAAGAATAATTTGAGCTTCTTTACCAATATTAGATAAATTATTTTCTAATACATCATCTAAATGTATATTATTTCTCGATGCAATAGCATTATAATTAGCACCTAAACGGTCTTTAGCGGCTTGTATTATTTCAGGAGTTATATGGTCTGCATCTTCACCAAATGTTCTTGAAATAGCCTTGTTATATGCTTGTTTTTGTTCTGTAGCAAATGCGTGTTGCGCACCAGCAGTAATAGGGTTATCTGATAAAAATGCTTTTCCTCTTTCTAATAATTTAGAGCCAGTAGCTTGTGCCGCATCCAAAGGAACTCCAGCATCTTTAAGAATTTGAACGCCTTTTTCACCCATGGTTCCAAGGGCTTTAGTAACAGGTTGAGCAACACGACCAATAGCATTAACAACACCTTGACCAGCCGCACCAAATCCTGCACCAGCGGCAGTATTAAAAAGTCTACTTTCATCTTCTATAGTAGGTTGACTAGCTCCAATTAAAGCACCAGAGCCAGCAGTTTTTACTATTGTTCCGCCTGGCAAAGCAATAGCTTGAGCTAATTCACCAGTAATATTTCCAGCCAAACCAGCAGGAGTTTTTGTTATAGCTTTGTTTTCTTCTCTTAATTTTTTAATTTCTTCAGGTCTTTGAGCGGCAACTTCTTCAGCAGTTAAAGTTCCAAATGTTTTTTGTAATTGCTCCATAAATCTACCACTTCTAGTATTGCCGCCAGTTTCTTTTTGCATTTTATTAAAACTTTTTTCCATTTGCAAAGCAAGCGGGTCTAAAATTTGACCAATTCCAGCAACAGTATTTTTTGCTGAATTTATTAATCCTTGTTTAAATAATTCAGGATTAGACATTTTGGAAGTATTTAAAGTTTCATTCCAATCAATATTAGAAGGATTTGGTGTAGAAACAATTGGTGCAGAATCATTTGGCGCTGAAACTGTTACTGAACTTTGAGGATTAGCCCATTCAATATTATTAGGGTTAACCTTTAAACCAGCATTTACTTTTTGCAAATAATTTTTTGTTTCTTCAAATGGCGCTTCACCACCAGCCGCAACAGTTTTTCCTGATTTTGTTCCACCATTGTAATGAGCAAGAGCCGCCTGAACACTACCATATTGATTAATAAGGTCAGACATAAATTTAGCCGCACCATGAGCAGAGCTTAATTTGTTAGTTACATCAACATTGTAGGCTTTAGCAGTATCGTCCATAAATCCAAAAAGACCTTTAGCTCCTTTTGGACTTACAGCATTAATGTTTCCACCGCTTTCAGTATTTTCTAAAATATTTAAAAGACCTGATGGCAGTTTATATTGTTCTTCAAGAGAGGCGTATAAATTATCCATTATTTATACCCTAATGAGCCATCGTCATATTCAATAACAGTTCGACCAGTTCCTTTTTCAGTTCCAGTTCTTATTACTTTGCGAGTTTGGATTTCTTTATTGTTTTGTGTTGCTTCTTTTTTTTCTTTTGGAGTTAAATATTCTTTTCGTAAATGCTGTTGCATTTCTTGAATATGAGTTTCAGGATTAAATTTACCTTCTGTTTTTTTACTAAGTAAAAATTCGTTTTCTTTATATGCAAGTTCATTTTGTTTTTTAGCAAACTCAATAAATCGTTTAAGCGCTCTTGGGTCATTGTTAACATCAGGATTATTTTTTACATATTCGTTAAGAATATTGGCAGTAGTACCATTTCCACCAGCCTGTGATGCGCCTTGGGTAACTGCTTGTGCAATAAATTTATTAACAGATTGAACTGCTGAAAGGTCACCACCAGAAACTTTATCAACTAAATCTTGAGGTGCTCCAATAGCTTGCAATCTTTGGGCAAAATCTTGAAATGCTTTAGTGCCAGCGCCAGCTTTAAACTGCCCAAGTAATTCTTCTGCTTCGTTAAGTTTAATGTCCATATTAATGCCAGTTTGAACACGCCCTTGAAGTTCTTTAATATACTCAGTTGTTGAAGAAACTCCACCCGAAGTAGGGTTAGCATTTCCACCAACTGGAACAACTTGTTTTTTTGCTGGTGAAACTTGCACAAATTCACCTGCCGCATTTTTTTCAAAACTAGGCTGATTTTGTTCTGCAATATTTAAAGCTCCAGCCAAAGTTTGCGTAGCCCTTTTAATTAATTCAGGTACGGCTTGTGGGTTTCTTAAAATAGTATTGTTTAATTCATGAATATATTGTCGTCTATCAACCTTGTTCCAACCTCTAGATTCTAAATTTTTATCTATTTCATCAGAAACATCATACAAAGAATTTTGAGCCGCTTTTATTTGCTCAGGAGTAGCATTTTTTGGTAAAGTTTCGGCTGATAAAATTCTTTCATCAGAACCATATGGAGTAAGGGCGCTATACATTGTTCCTAATTGTTCATTGCCTAACTTAACGTTAGCACTTTTGGCTTCTGTGTTTGCTCTTGATGCTTCTGATTCAGCCTTAGAAACATCATAACCATAAGTAGCTTGAGCCTTTTTTAATGCTTGTTCGCTAGTAGTTATGCCTTGTCTAGTAGATTCAATATTAGTTAATTCACCTAAAGTTGCCAAGGAATTAGGATTTACAGGCGAACCCATAGGTGCGGCGGCATAACTAGGCGGCGTTGGAAGATTAATATTGCTTGGAGTAAATGTAAGTGCCATAATTTTGCCCTATGAAAATAAGTTTCCACCGCTTTGAGTTGGACCATAATTACCATTGCCGTTGCCTGTAGAACCAAAAGTATTACCAAGCCTAGTAAATATATTTCCAGCCACATTGTAAGCCGCATTAGTATTATTAGCCGCCGCATTGCCAGAGTTAATATTATTATTTGCTATGCTATTTCCTTGACCAGTTAACAAATTAGCATTTGTTTGCGCTTGATTTGTATTTATTGCGCCCAAATTGGTAGATTGATTTGTATATACACCAGCACTAGAAGAACCTAAATTAGTTGCTAAGTTAGATAAATTATTTCCTAATCCAGCATATAAATTGCCAACGCTATTAGTGGCACTTAAACCCATATTAGCTACAGGCTGAATATTGCCAAAAATATTGTTTCTTTGGTTGTTGTAATTATTAAATGCTTGTTGATAAGCATTGCCAGCATAATCTTGGGTATATTTTTGAATTCCTTGTAGCGTATTGCCACTAACTGCTCCACCGCTTAAATTATACAAAGCGGCATTTGTTTTTTTGCCTTGATTTAATTGAAAATCATAATTAGGTGAAAGACCGTTATATAAATCTTGAGTATCAAATTGATGAGAAGCATATCCGCTACTAATTAATCTATTTAATTCATTTGCCGCAGTTGCCCCTGCAGCTTGATATGGGGCAAAACCTTTAATACCTAAACCATAATTTGTATTTAAAGCACCAACTCCTGTGTTGTAACCAGTATTTAATGAATTTAAAGAATTTGTAGCGCCAGTATTAATATTATTAGTAGCCAAGCCGTAGCCAGTATTAATTGTGTCTCTGGCCTCAGGATAATATTGGTTAATAATTCCATTAGCATTGCTGTAGCCTAGTTGCTGTTGATTATTGGCCTGATTAAGCCCAATAAGCCCAGTAACGCTATTTAATGTACCTCCGACTGCCGATGCTATCGAACCCATATATTCTCCTAATGCCTAATTATCTGTTCTTGTAACAATTTAGTAAATACTTTATCTATTGGTTTGCAACCTAAATATTTAAAAAGACTAGAATTATCTGATTCAAACTTAGTGCTATACAAGACTAAATCTACTCCAATTCCCTTTAAATATTCATCTGCAAATTGAAACATTTTTAAGCCATTTCTGCCTTTACGATATTCTGGCTTTAAAAAATAAATATCTTCATGCGCTGTAAGGCATTTTTTTGAGTGCATATGAGGCATTACAAAATAAATAATGTACCCAACAAGCTCATTCTCATCTTTAGCAGTAACAAATACTAATTTACCTAATTTCCACAAAGCCTCATAAGTATCAAAATCAGGGTCTAATGGAAAATCCTTTAAAACTTCAATTTCGTCATAATGTTGTTGGGTCATAGCCTTAAAAGCAGGCAAATTATCAAGCCAATTGTCTATTTTATAAGTAATCATGTGTTGTAGTAAGGCACTTTATAAGCTTTTCCATCAACATAAACATTCATAAAGCCTGCTGGTGCGGCAGGCAAAGAAGCACTTCCACTAGTTGCTGTAGTGGCTGAAGTGTTATTTAAAATACCCAAAAAGAAAGTAGACCAAGCTCGAGTAGGTCTTTTGGTTGTTTCATCCAAAAACTCAGTTTGAGGAATAGGGTTTAATGTTTTGCCAGCATAAATTTGATTAGCCATTAATTGTCCCCTTGACTGCCTTTAAGGTTAGCTGAAACGATAACTGCTTTAATAGGGTCAGTTACCACTACTTCAAATATTCTGTCCCTAGACATACCTAAACGCCTCCAAATTGCTCTATTAGTGTATTTTCCTTGCTGCCCTATGTTTTGCCAGTATTCTTTAGACCAAGTAGAGCCCCCATCATTTGACCAGCGAAGCATAGCTTTAGGGTTATAAAGCACATCAGTAATGGCTATTTGACCAGAATTGCCTAAAACATCAATATCCTGATATCCTATAATTAAAGAATCTGAAACGCCGATATAGTAAGGAGAACCTAGATAGATATTCCTGTCTCTAGAAAAACCACCAACGCCAACTCCAGGTTGAAATTGAATCTGTAATTCATCAAAATACTGTCTTTGCAAATCTGATAAAAGATGAGGCGCTCGTCTTAATCTACGAATTTCACTTCCAGCATCGTTATAAGCAGATTGGTCTAATTGGTAAAGATTGCCATTTTCCCAATCACCAACGACTACAATATTTTGAAAAACTGCGGCACAATTACTACGATGCCGATGGTATTGATTGTTTGAGTCAGTCCAAAGCCATTTATGCCAAAGTTCAGTAGTTATGTCATATGCCCAAGTAATATCAATAGTAGGGAATGTAACCACATATACTTCATGGCCTTCAAGCTGATAAGTGTAAGCAATAGCATCAGCCGTATATTGGTCTAAAAGGCTTTGTTCTACAGCATGGGTTGAAACCCTTTGCGGAATATAGCCGTTCATTAAAACAACTTGATTTTGACCACGAATATTTTGTGAAACATAGCAAAAGAAATTACCTACTCTAGCTACTGAAAATGGAGCAATAATGCCCTGCTGATTAGAACTTCCAGGAACTCGTTGATAAGCTACAGGGAAAGTGCCTTGGTCTACCCAAACTTCAGACGATTTTTCCCCTAAAAGATAGACTTGTCCATTGTCTGCTATTAACGATACCAGATTATCAGGACTTGTAAACTTACTAGCAAAACTTAAAGGCTGAGTAATTGGACTTAATAAATCCGAAATAGCAAATTGTTGAGTTCCAGGTTTAGTATAAATAAAGTAATTGTCATTAACATCTACTATACCGCCGCCAGTAAAAGCACCATCAGAACTAGGTATTATGCTAAATTGTTGGGCATACATTGTTTCAGAACTAACTGTCAATGAACTGCTTAATGTATAAGTTCCTGTACCACCTACGCCACTTCCTAATGCTGTAATAATTACGCCTGTTGGTATTCCTGCGCCAGTTATTGTTGTTCCTATCTTTAAACTTCCTCTCGAAACAGCAGTAACAGTTAAAACTGTAGTTGAAATAGAAGCTGTAAAAACACAAGATGAAGGACTGCTATTTAGTGTTTGAGGTGTTGTATTTTGTGTTTGATTCACAGTCCACAAAAATCCTGAACCTGAAGTAACAATAGTTCCAGGTAAAACTCCTAATCCAAATATTTGAGAACCTACGCTAATAGTTCCATTTTGAATTGAAGTTACATTTAAGGTAGTTCCTGCAATATAACCATTAATATAAACAGGATTAGGAAAGTCTATAAGCCATGAATAACGATTAGCCCCATCAACTATATAAACATAAATTCCATTGTCTGAAATACTTACAGGGCCACTTGATGATTTTAATTGCCCAATAATAGAAACTTGAAAATTATAAGCAACTGAATAAACATAATTTCCGCAAACGGCTATAAGTTGAGAGCCTCCTGAAGATATAGCCCTGAGACCTCTAACAGATTGTTGATTAGGAAATGTAGTTAATAAAGTAAGACCTGGAGTTGGATAAAGAGCAATAACACCTCTTTCGCCTTGAGCTTTTTTAGAATCAATTTCGCAACGCCAATTAATACATTCTTGGTCATCTTGATAAATTGATGGCGCTACATACGAAGCTCCAACGAAGCCAAAGTCAGCCATTATCCTGTAAATCCACCAGTTAATATCCAGCCAGCATCTTTAGCTCGGCTAGATAACATGGAATCAGGATAACTAGCCGTCATAACTGGCCTCATATTAGTGCGTTTTAAAGTTGCTTTAGCTTGTGCCGCATATCTATTAATCATTTCAATTTGAATTTGATTAACTTTGCCATACATAGGCATTAGCCTTTCAGCTAAGTTCCATCTTAGACACATTGCATAGCCTTGGGGAAAAGCTAAGTTTTCATTAAGGTCATCGTAAGTGCTATAAATAGTTGATGAAAATAAATGCATTTCACCTTGCGCTGGATTAGGCCAAACTGTTAAATTGCCTGATTCTGCGCCTGCGTTGTAATACAAGGCTTTAGGCCAAGGACCATTTAAAGTCTTTAAACCAATTTGGTTATAGTTTTCAAGAGCTAAAATGCTGACTTGATAATCTAAACCACCGCCATAAATAGGCTGTCCGTTACTGGTCGTATTAATCCGCACAAATGCCGAATCGATACCCAATGGCTTTTGATAAAAAAGAGTAATAGGAATAGGCGTTACTGTAGCTGTCATAGCCCTGCTACCGACTGTTTGGCTTGCGCTGACTGTGTATGTACCAACTCCGCCTGAAGCGCTTAAAACAGCCGTTATAGTCGTTCCTGCTGTTACTCCAGTTCCGCTAACAACTGCGCCAACTCCTAGATAGCCTGTTGCAATAGCTGTAACATTTAAAGTTGTGCCTGAAATTGAGGCAGTAAAAGCAGGGGCAGGAGTTGTGGAATCAAGATTAAGCCTATAAGTACCAGCTTCGTTTACATTACCACCTGCGCCTGTTAAAAATTCAACAATCTTAGTTGCTACGCCATTAATTCCAATGCCTTTAAGGGTTTGCCCTAATGCTACAGCCCCTGTAGTTGCGGCAGTAACGGTTAAGATTTTTCCTGAAATTGTGCCTGTAATTGAAGCGCCAATATAATTAGCTGTGCTTGGGTCAGGACCAATAGTGTATTGAGTTTGTCCTGCAATTAAAGGAAACACAATTTCGGTCACATTGTAGACCATCATTCCCTCATTTGACCATTGGTCAATAAGGTCATTAAGCATATCTAGGGCATCTTGCGAGGCATCAGGTGTCGGAATTTCACCAGCTTCTAATGCACCAATATCTTTTAATGCTCTAGATATGATTTCAATTGGAGTAGTCATAGTAATCCGTTAAATTTTGACTGTAAATGTTGGTTTTACCCAAGGTTTTTTAACTATATCTTGTGTTGCATTTAATTGCTTTTCTAAATTAGCCTCAATAATGCAAACATCATCAATAACTGATTCGTTTTTAATCCAGCTAATTAAATCTTTTTCAGAAGTTTGTTCATATATTTGATGTTCTTTATCTAAAAAAGTCCAATAACCTTCAGTCGAAACTGATTTTTCACCATCAGTAGCAATAACACTATATTTGACTTGAGTTATTGCACTTTGTTCTGCAAAAACATCAATTATTTTCCAAGTAAAAATCATCCTGTGTAAGTTCCTGATGAGTTATAGACTAAGATAGTATTTGAGCCACTAACAATTACAGTAGGACTTCCAGTAGTTGTTCCTGTGTAATTAGAAGTTGGCATGGAAATAATAATTTTTCCTGAACCACCATTAGTTGTGCTTGGAGAAGCTGAACTTGGACTACCGCCACCTCCTCCACCAGTATTAGTTGAACCATTTGAACCTGAACTATATGATGGACCTACCGCAGTATAACTACCACCGCCACCTCCGCCTCCAGTACCACCAGCACCAGGCGTTCCACCGTTACCAGCGTAACCACCACCGCCACCGCCTAAATAGATTGAAGTGCCAGTAATTAAAGTTTGAGCGCCTGCACCACCAGTACCGCCATCATTAACTCCCCCGTTTCCGCCACCAGTTGTTGCACCACCGCCACCGCCTGAACCACCGCCTTGTCCACCTGTATTGCTACCGCCAGCATAATTATTGCCTGAAGTACCGCCAGAACCAGCGCCTGCACCGCCAGAGCCACCTCCAACAGCATCAAATACGCCTAAAGAATAACTATCATTTCCACTTGAACCTGAAGAACCACCAGCGCCCACATAAAAAGTAAAAGAAGTGGTTGGAATAACTGAAAAAGTGCTTGCTAAATATTGACCAGCACCGCCACCACCGCCTTGACCACCACCGCCACCGCCAATAACAACATAAGTAACGGTGTAAGCACCTTCAGCCGCAGTAACAATTTTGTACCATGCAGATAAAGCTGGCAAATAAACTTCATAAAGTCCACCGCCATCGGTGTTATAGCGAATGTCGCCAGCTACAGGAGTTGGTCTTTGTGCAGAATTACCTACTGGCAATTTAAAAGCGCCAGTTCCAGTAAGGCTTAAAAGACCAGTTATCGTTACATTGGTAAATGTAATGTATCCTGTAGCGTCTTGATATAAAAGAGTTCCATTAGCGGCAGGAACCGTTAAATTATATGTGCCAGCAGTATTCGTACCATTTAAAGTAGTCGAACCTCCTGAAATTGATAAAAATACTAGCTGTGACATAATTTATTCCTTATGGAGTTGTTACCCAAGATAATGTAGCTTCATTCCAATACCAAGGGCCACCCTCAGTTGGAGCAGGGCCAGGTGGATTTGGAGGAATCCATAAATAAGTAGCCGTATCTAAAGACCAACTAGGATAAGGTTGTGGAGCATAAAAAACGCCTACTACTCCGTCAATAACTACTGAATTATCGTATGTAAAACCAACTCCAGCATAATTAGCTCTTAATGGAATTCCCCCATCAGGCGTATAAGGTTCAGCAGGTGGGCTAGGTGCGTAATGCACATTTCCATATGTGTTATATGAAGTTTGAACCCACATTCCAGGTTGTGTATCAACAAACGATTGGTCTGCTGAAATAACTTGGTCTACTAAAAACTTTGATGCTTCTGAAGTCGGTTCGCATTTTGCAAAATAAGACATATTTATTCCTTTTTAGGCATTTGGGCATCAGCTTGTTCTTTAATTTTTATGACCAAAGGAAATGCACCCGTTTTAGTAGGCAGTTCGCCCAATACTTGCAAAATAGCGTTTACTTCTTCAACAGTTAAATCAAGAGTAATCTTTTCCACAATAATCCTTATTCAAATCCGTTTTTAATAAAATCATCCATTATGTATACACATAACAGAAATACAAGTAGGGTAATTACCAAGGTGTGCCACTTACTACAACGCTTTCTGAACGGAGAATATAAGCCTCTAATTCAGCATCAGCTTGTTCATCAGATTGTGGGCCGACTAGCGCTTGAATCCAGCTAATAACATCAGCCTCAGTCAAATCATCATAAGGCGTAGGGTCAGCAGGAGGTGGGTTAAAAGCAGTCTGGTTGTTAGTAGTAAAGCTGGCTGTACCGTTAGAAGCTGTTACGGTAAACTCGGCTGCTACAACAATTCCAGTAGCTAAATCTCGCTGCATATTGGTTACTGCATAAACATAGGTGTTCATTTTTATTCCTTAACAGGTTGGTTAATATAAGACTTTGCCCATTCTAAATCTTTAGAGTAAGCGCCACGGCAATGATTGTTTTGCCACAAAAACAAGGTATTGATAATTTTAATACCTACTGTCCATTGATTTCTCCAGCAACGAGCAGAAAAAGACTCCTGACTGTCACCAAAGAAAACAATGGTATTTATTGCCTGTGTAAAGGCACGAAATATATTGTCTAAATAGGTAATCATGCTGTTACCGCTTTAATTACTGCAAAGTTAAATACAGGTTGTTCTGTAGTTACACCGCTAGTTGTAGCAAAGGTAATTTGAAAAGAACCAGCAGCTACCGCAGTTACCAAAATAATGTATTTATCTGTGCCTGATTTTTGATTAACAATAATAGTGTCCGTTGCAACTACAGTAGAGTTAGTAACAGTAAATGATGAATAAGTAACAGAGCCAGCAGCAGATACAAGGGTAATAGCGCCATTGGTTTTATTAAGGGTGACACCTGTAGTACGACTTGTAGCTTGAGTAACAGCGCCACCTGAACCAGTACCATAACCTAAACCGCCAACTCCAGTAACTAAAACATTACCAGAACTATCAATTTTAAATCTTTCAGTATTATTTGTATTAACTACAAAAGCAGTAGCATCAGTTGTACCTACAATAAATTGGCTTCCATAGCTATATAAAGTGTTATAAAAACCTTCATATAAAACTGAATATATACCATTTGTATTAGATGGAGTTTTTAATTGTAAAGCTACAGCAGAGCTTGCTGATTGAACTGTTAATTTTCCAAAACCAGTTGTAGTTGTAGAACCAATACCCAAACCACCAGCTAAATAGTTCTCAGCAGTACCACTCATATATAGGTTATAGCGACCTGTAGCTGCTGTTATGTTTCCAACAAATGCTTGACTATTTGTTCCGCCAACTAAAGTTCCATCAACTTGAACTCCAAATAAATTTGTTACTGCTGAAGTAGCTCCAATACCACCAAGTCCAACCCACAAACCATTAAGGTTTGAAAAAGTAGTTGCAGCAGCAGTTGTAGCTAAAACAGCTTTAAAATAATCCGCCCTAGAAGTAGAGTCAATTACAGTACCGTTACATTGAATACCAGCACCATAAATTGCGCCAGTAATGTTTGAGGCAACACCTAGATTTACTGCATTAGTACCGCCTATTGTAGTAGTACCAATACCCAAAGCGCCAGCTAAGTAATTAACAGCAGTACCAGTCATGTAGAGGTTATAACGACCAGTACCAGAAGCTATAGCACCATAAAAACCAATACTGTTTGTACCACCAGTAAGAGTTGTATCTGCTTGAAAGCCTGATAAAGTAGTAATTGATGAACCAGCACCTTTAGTTCCTAAAGTTGCAAAAAAACCATTAATTGCACTAAAAGTAGTTGCAGCAGCAGTTGTATTTATTTGAGAGAAAAAATTATCTGTTCTTACGGTTGAGTCAATTGCAGTTGCAAGAGAAGCAACACTAATACCATATCCACCACTATTAGGAATATTACCACCGCTATTTAAATTAACTCCTGTTAAGTTAGTAGTTCCAACACCTAAACTACCAGCTAAATAGTTATTAGCAGTACCAGCCATGTATAGGTTATAGCGACCAGTAGCTGCAGGTACTCCACCATAGAAGCCATAATTGTTTGTAGCACCAGTTAAATTTATTTCAGCAACAAATCCAAATTGGCTTGTTACAGCAGACGCAGCCCCAATAGTTCCTTGGGAAGCATAAAAATATTGTAAGTTTGCACAAGTAAACGCAGTTGCTTGTGTTGAAGCGCTTGCAGCAAAATATCTAGCTGCTACAGTTACATCAGATTGAATTTGTCCAGTTGAATAAATTCCAGCAGAGAATACAGCTCCAGTAATGTTTTTACCTAAAGAAATGGTATATGCTGTTGATGGCGCTACACCAATTCCTAAAACACCAGCCATATAGTTAGCACCAGCACCAGTAGCATTTAAATTATAGTCACTTGCATTGGTAAGGTTTAATTGTCCAGTTAATGTAGCTGTAACAAGACCTAAAGCTCCTGTAGAAGGATTGTAAGTAAGTTTAGTAGAACTAGTATTAGCTGTAGTAATTGTGCCGCTTGTAGCACTTGTAAAAGTTAAATAACGAGTTGCATTTGTAGTTGTATCATCAACTATTGTTAAACCTGGAGTAATCGTAGTCCATGTAGGAGTTGCCGCAGAACCAGCCGAAGTTAAAACTTGACCTGATGTACCAAAGTTAGTCGTTCCGCTTAAAGCTGGAGTTGTACCTAAATTAGTATTTTAACCGATAGCGCCTGTAGTATTGATTACATGGGCTGATTGGCCTGTGCTTCCCCAAGCAAAATAGGTCTTATAGCCATTGCCTGAACCTACAGATATATCACCGTCATGACCAGAAAAGTAAACACCGTTATTAATTGAAAAGAAATCAGCAGGCGTAGATGCGCTAAATACTGACGAGTTCATACCAAATTCACCGTAATAGGTTGAATCTGTGCCTGAATCGTTACTTAATACATAATTGGTAGAAGCGCCAGCAGTTGCACTCTTATTTTGTGCCATTACTTGTAAATAAGAACCTGAAACAGTACCGCCCATAGCTAATGGTGAAGTTGCCGCATTAAAACTTAATGTTGGCGTGGTACTTGTTGTAGAGCTTGTAGATAAATAAGTAAATGCCCCTGTTGAGGCTGTTGTAGCACCAATTGTTACTGCATTAAAGCCACTTACTGTTGTACCCAAAGCTGCAGCAGTTGCGCCAAAGGTAATAGAACTATTGGTTAATTGGCTATTAGCAATACTACCTAATGTGCCGCCTAAAGTAATGCTTCCGCTAGAAGTAACTGTACCAGTTAAAGTAATTCCATTTACTGTACCTGTACCACTAACAGAAGTAACCGTTCCTGTTGTAGGAGTTGCCCAAGATGGAACTCCCGATGCCAAAGTTAAAACTTGACCATTTGTTGCGGCAGCTAAAAATATTGTTGTATTTGCACCTGATTGATAAGGCACAGAACCAGCAGCACCTCCAGCAATATTTGTAGCTTTTGCTGCTGTACCGCCAATAGAAAGACTTGAAGCTGTTCCCGTTAAACCTGTGCCAGCGCCTGTAAATTGTGTATTTGCAGTAATTGTTGTGCCAGTTACAGCACCAGCAGTTGTACCACCAATAGTTGTGCCATTAATAGTGCCTCCTGTAATAGCAACAGCATTAGCATTTTGGGTTGACATTGTGCCAAGACCTGAAACTTGAGTATTGGCAATAGCAATAGTCGTAGTCGTTGCTGAAGTAATTTGTCCTTGAGCATTTACTGCAATTACAGGAACAGCGCTTGCTGAACCATAAGTATTAGCTGAAACACCTGTATTTGTAATGCTAAAACTGTAACCAGTTAGGGTTAACCCTGTTCCTGCTGTATAAACTGCTGATATTGCAAAACCCGACCAATTTACTGCTGTTACGCCTAAAGTGCCACCTGGTTGAGCAGAACAATACCAAGCACCATTTTTTTGCGTTCCGTATTCAATAAAAGTGATAGCTCCAATAAGCTCGTTCCAAGTATCTGCATCAGATGAACGACTCCAAGCTGTTGCTGAAGCTACATAAATACCATTATTTGCCGCAGTAGATTGGTCTTTAACTAATACTCTGTCGCCAGCAAGCGTTGTATAACCATCAATTGTTTGTAAACCCGACAGCGTAATATTAGTTAATGTTGCTACTGCTACTGGTTGTTTCCAACTAAGTCCTGCCGCTACTGAATCAACATATAACTTGTTAGCTATGTCTGTTGAGCCTACTGGTGTTGCATTTACTTGACCGCTACTAAATACACCTGTTGATGGGACTGAAGCCCCAATCGTAGTGCTATTAATAGTGCTATTAGTAATGGTTAACCCTGATTGAATAGGGTTAGCAGTCGCATAAAACGGTACGCCTTGACCTATAAATGTATTAAAACTTCCATCAACATTAAAATAGGCCTGAACAGGCAATAGGTTTTGAACAGTAGAATTAGCAGGACTTGCCATTAAAGTTTACCTTCACCTGGAGTAATTTCAAGGCTTGTTGCCGCACTAGCTATAAACCAAGCATTAGGTGGAATTCCGCTAAATACAGCAACACCAAGTGCAGGAATAGACAATACATTAGCAATACCAGCCGCAGTAGGAGTAGTAGCAACAGGAGTTACAGTTGCATCATTAGGCTCTTGAGGAGCCCAACCTACACGAACAATAGACGATGTTATGTTCATTATTCGATAAGCAGTAGGGTAAATATTGTTATTGGTTTTAGCTTGAACGGCTGATGTGCCGACTAGATAAGTTGCCCCAAAAGGGGAAAAAGCTGAGTCGTAGGCCATGATTTAGCTCATATTCGCTGGAAGTGGACCATCTGCACGATAAATTTGGAAAATATAAGTTCCTGCTGTTGGAGTTACTGATGCGGCAGTTACATTTCCAAATTGAACAGTTAACACGCCATTAGTTAAACAATCACATTCAACAATAAATACGCCTGCAATTTGTGTTCCTGAATATCCAACTGGGGCAATAATATCAGTTGTTAATAGACCTGAAACATTAAAAGTTTGTGCGGCTGTAGTAATAGTAGCTACTGCAACAGGAGTTATTGATATTGCAATATTAGTTACGCTAAGGTTATTACCTCTAGCTACGGTTGTCATTGGCATTTTAAATTCCTTTAAAAAATTATAAATTAATTAAGAAAAAAAGCCACACTTTTTGGGCGTGGCCTTTTTCTTTTGCTTCAGGGTATTAGCTAAAATCGTAACCGTAAACATAAACATCAACTGTGCCTGTTACAGCAGTAGTAGTTGCAATATTTACAAATAGATTCTGTTGCGTGTAAGAAGTAACTACTGCACTAGCCGCTACTTGGCTTACGCCAGCAACAGTAGCTAGTTGTGAAGCAGTAATAGCGCCAAACAATGAAGTTGGAGTGCCATTACCAGTTGTCGTTACGCCTAAAACTAAGCTAGTCAAAGTACCAGTAGCCGCCCCAGCATTGTTGGAATTAGCAACAATTAACAGGGTTGGTTGGTATTGTGAGCTATTAATAATTGGTAGTGGAAAAAAACTTCCGCTTGCCGCATTAACATTCACGCCTTTGAGAATTCCCAACACACGCAATGCTTGGTTGGTTGTTACATTACTCGGATGTGCCGAGCTAGTTACTGCTGGTCCTGGATTTGCCATGATAGTTTTCCTTTTATATTAGTTAATTAAGCCGCAACACGGCAAGCGAGTTCTTGATACAAAGGAGCCCAACCATAAAGCACATCAACACGAGTAGGAATCGAGTCATTGTTAATGGTGTATTGACGAACTACACGCATTGAAAGACCAATTTCCTTGTCGCTTGCACGACCAGCAAAATGAACGCCTTCAGGTAATTCAAGGTCAGCCATTGCTAAAGTGAAAGCATTACGGTGCATAACGATATTTTGTGGGCTTACAACGCCATTGCCGCTTGCATTGTATTGGCTTGCAAAGAACGCTACAGCCGCAGTTGCGCTAGTAGTAGGAATCGATACGTTTTGAAACTGACCACCTGAAATAACAGCAGGAGATACGGTTACTGAAACGCTTGAACCCGAAGCTACGGATACAGCCGACTTAACTACGAATGAACGCAATTTGTTTGTGCCGTAGGGTTGACGATTTTGTGGGTTAGTTGCAAATACACCAGCAATCGTAAAGGTATCACCAGCGTTTAAATTGATTGTGCCAGTATTAGCGGCAGTCAAAGTAATGGTGCTAGTAGAAGCCCAACCTGAAGTCAAGAAACCAGTTGCAGTTGTAGTAGCTACTGAAGCAGTAACTGTAGAGGCAGAAAAGTTACCAAAAGTCTGTGAAACGATGTTTTGGTCTAATTTCCAATCCATACCAGAACTGTCACGACCCATTAAGCCTTTTGTATACTGGCTCGAAATTTGAGCAGTAGGAACAAACAAGCCTTTTAAGCTGTCAACAATAGTAGCTGAAGTAAATGGCTCAACGATACAAGCTCTGCGACCATCACGAGGTGCGCCTTCAGAATCAAGGTATGCCTGTGCTTGCAAATAGGTAATCAAGCCAGTTGGAGGAGTTCCTGCTGTGCCAACGATGTTAGCTGTTTGCAATGCGGCAGTTGTCGTACCATCAAAGTCGATTTTGTTAGCAATAGCGGCTACTGCTGGCTTCAGGATACGGTCAGAGAACATATCTAAAGACAAAGCCAAGTCCTGCGTGGTGAATTGCGTATCCACATGGAACTGGGTTGATAAAGTTACAGGAACTGAAGTTTCGTTTAAGTCCTCTACGTTTAGAGCAGGACCAGTAGTACCAATGAAACGACCTGGACGGCGTACGTTTACAGTTGCACCAATTTTTGCACCAACTACAGCGAACTGGTCGTCATAGTTACGGTCAACTTGACTCGAAAAAGTCAATTCGTTTTCTAGCACCATAAGTGCTTCATTAGTAATTTTACTAATGGTAAGTAAGGTATTTGCCACGATGATTCTCCAAAAAAATTAGGTTGTCAGCGTATCTTTTTAGCTTGTCTGGCGGCTTTCCATTGAGCATATGAACCATAGAATTCACCATTGGTGTCTATCAGCACATCTGCTCCAGCTTTGCCGCCCTTCAAAGGACTAATAGGCGCTGGTGCTTTACTTCTAGTAGCTGTTTTAGCTTCAATTTGAGGAACTTCCTCAAATTTGGCTTCCAATCGACCAATTTCTTTAAGAGCTTTAATAGCTGACATCTGAGTCAGTTTCGTAGCATATTCATCATCGGCGGCTAAGTGGTAAAGAATTTGAGGTCCAACATCGGATTCTAAGATTGCATCTCGTACAGCATCACTTACAACTGTGGTGCTACTAGATACAATTTCGTCAAAATCAGGCATTTCTGCTTTAGCTTTGACGACCTTATCATTCCATGCTTTGACTACAACTTCTCTTTCTACTTCTGCCCTACGCTGTGCTTCTGCTATGTCCCTATCTCGTAATGCCTTTTCTGCTGACCATTCTGCTAATGCTTCTGCATATTCAAAAGCATCATTAAATTGGCCTGCTTGTGGCTTGTCTGTAACCTCGGCTGTTTGGGCTATTGGTTGCGGATTTGCCTTTGCTTCTAAATCTCTTAATCGACCCTCTAATTCACTTGCACGAGCTTCAGCTTGTTCGGCTCGTTTAGTTACCTTAGAAAATCGTTTCTCAACTTTGTCTTTCGGTGCATCTACTTTAGCTTCTTCCTCTGCTATTGGCTCACTCGAAGATTCCTCAATGTCTGGCTCTGCTGGAGTTTCCTCAACAACAGCCTCAGATTCTTGGTTATCCGCTAAACCTAATCTTTCTGCATAGTATTCTGCCGCATTTTCACTCGTTACTACATTGCTTGCTTCTTTTACTTCAGCCATGATTTCCTCAAGCTCCAAAGTTATATATCAAATTATACTAATAAAAAATAATTGTCAATTATTCTTTCTCCGTTTTTTCCCTGCTAATTGCTTTATTTAATAAATCTTGATGTTTTTTTAATTCATTTTGACTCATTTCTTCATACATATTAGATGGTTTTGGTGCTGGCTTTCCTGACCTTCTAGCCATTTCCGCTTCCATCCATTCTGCTCTATTTTTACCTGTAACTACTGGCATATATTCTCCGATTAAATTGCTCTTTCAATTGCTTCTGTATCTACAGCGTTTTCTGAACTTTGGTCTATTTTAGCCAAAATAAAGGCTAAACGAGCTTTCATACGCTCAATTTCAAGTCTAGTTTCATTGTCAAATGTTGTGTCATGAGCTTGGGTAGAGGTACGCATTTCGGCATCAGCCATGCGAGCATCGACATCCATTTTCTTGCGCATTGTTTCGGCTTCTTGTTTCTGTTGCTCAATAGTTGCATGGTATTTCATATCCATTTGCATAGCTTGTAACTGCTGTTGCAACTGCTGAATAGTTTCCTGACCTTGCTTTAATTGCATTTGAACTTGAGGTGGAATATCTGATTTCTCGTCAATTTGGGCTAATGGATTAGCCGCCGCCAACCTGTCAGCCACAATGTCAGCGCCAGGGAAGTCCATGTTACGGAAGATTAAGTCACCAGCTTGTTGCATTAAGCCAGGGTCAACAGCCAATAATGAAATCATTGATTCAACTGCTTCTTGGCGTTTAGAGTTGTAGCCTGGGCCTGTTTCCATAACTACATCGTATTCGCCTACAGTTACATCATTTAAGACTTTTTCTACGCCTAAGTCATCTAAGCTAGGCTGGTTAACAGTAACCATTTCGCCTTTGCCGTCAGCACCAATGATGCGTAAAGCCCTTTGTTTATCGTAAATTTTGGGTATCAGGTCAAGAATAATCCTGCCAGTTTGCCGAATGGAGCGAGTCAAGTTATCGTAATAATGGAAATTTGTCATGTCCACTTGGGCTTGCTGACCTTGAATAGCCTTGCCTGATTGATTACCTTGGGGAAGTTGGCTAGGGTCATAAATACCCACAACTGCCATTAAGTCCGAATTTAGTCCTTGTAAAGCTGTAACCATTCCTGTTGGAGGTGGCTCAGGCTGAAGTCGGGTAGGAGGAGGAGCTATTCTGCCCTCGCTGTCTGTTTGCTTATAACGCAATACAGGCATCGATTTAATATTAGCTTGATTCCATTCATCTTCATGACCTTCATCTTGACCTTCAGCCACTAACCATTTAGCCTTTGGAGCTAATGCTACTGATTCTGTAAGAGCCGTTGACCAAAAGTTATACATACGCTGTGGGTCTTTAGCCATGCGAGTAAGGCCAAACTTCTTCTTTTTGCTATCAACAATAAGTTGCTGACCATAAACAGGCACAACAGGAATGTATTTACCAGCCCAATCAGAGCGCTCAAGTATCTGCATACCTGTTAGCTTTACCCATTTGACGGACTTTTTAACTGTTTCCCTACGGCTAACTTCATAAATACCAGCTTCTAGCATCATATCTTGGCTAGGCATTTCGTCTGCATAAACGGTGCTTCCATCAGATAAAAGCACTAATTTGGTACGAGTATGAACGGTATAAAAGTATTCAGCTATGCGAATATCTTCTTTCGTAATCCATTCGGACTGCGAATCACCTGTGCCTCTAGGTGTAAACCCTGCATCTAACTCAGCATCAGGATACATTTTTCTAAATACATCTTTGCTTACAACTTCAGTAACTAAGCACTTTTCTGCATCAGAGCCATCTGGCTCAGTCGAATTAGGGTCAAAATAAACCATAAATGGGTTTTCAATGCGCTTAATGTAGATTTCTTGGTCAAAGCTATCAGGCCGCATATAATCTGTAGTAACTCGCCAATAGCCCCAACCCATTCGAACTGCAAAGTCAAACGCATTGTCATAAGCGGCATCGGCATCAGATTGGACTTCAATGTGACGGCAAATACCTGTAATGATTTCGGCTATCTTGGCATCAGATTGGTCATTAACGCCATGCGCTTTAATGCGAGGCCGTTGCTGTCTTTGGCTATTGGTAATCTGACGGCAATAAGCATCAATCTTGTTGATGGTTAAATAAGGTCTAGACTCAAGCAATCGACTATTCTGTATCTCTACAGGCCATTGGTCGCCACCAGCAAACTTTAAATCGTCAAGGGCTTCAACTCGATTATTGGAGTCATTATCCGAACAGAATCGTAAAAATTCTTTCGCTTCCTCAATAATACCGTCATCAGTATTATCTTCAATATCGTCATCGTATATTCCCATAACTAATCCTTATATCATATTTTCAGGACATCCAGCTACTTACCTGATAATTTATTTGTTTTTTCTTCACTTGTTTAGGCTCATTAATCATTAATCCTATATACCTAAAGGCATCAGCGCCATGAGAATAATTGTCGTGTAATGGCTTTTGGCTGAATGTTCCTGTATCAGGATTAACATCATACCGATAATGCCTTAAACATTGTAAACCTTCATGGCAATTTTCTCTATCAAAATAGCATTTTGGAAAGATTGTCCTAGCAGCGTTGATACTATCTGTTATTGGAGTTCTGTCAATGATTCTTACATTAAAGCCAGCCGCCCTAACGATTTCTTCTATGCTTCTACCATTAGCTGCCAAGGTTTTATTCTGAGCATCATGCGGCAAATACAAAGTATCGTAGACATATCCAAAGGTTTGCATCTTAGCTAGGATTTGGCTAATCGTGGTTTGATTAACTTCAAAGTACCGCAATATTCTTGTTTCCATTCCCACGAACTGTATTATCCAGCAGGCTGTGGCATCTGCCCACCCAATATCGAATATAGCCAATACAGGCTTGATTGGGTCATAAGGTACTCTGGTAATCCTGCCCTCAAACTCAGCTTGTTGCATTTCTTTGGCAAAGATAGCGCCATCAACAGTCTGGCGGCATACGCCTTCCCAAATGGTGTTGTACGCTTCCCTGTCCCTGGCAAATAAAGCATCTTTTTCAAGTCGTAGCGTTTCAGGAAACCAAGGGTTGTCTGACCAGTTGACTCGCTGAACTATGCTGTTTTCAGGTGGGTCTACTACAAAGCGCTTGTAAGTTTCATCGGTTTCAAGCTCAGGATTAAAGGTAATCCATATCTCAGAGCCTTCTTTACGAATGGTAGGAATCAATACATTCCAACTCATTTTGCTAGTAGTCTGCGCTTCTTCTACCCAAGCAATGTCGCAACCCTCATAGGATTTAATGTTAGCTACATTGTTTTTAAGGCCTGCAAAACTAAACTCTGTGCCGTTTTTGCCTCGAATAGCTGTTTGGGTTATCTCGTAAAAGTCTTGCAAACCCATTGCAAATATTTGGTCACTCAGAAGTTTGTGGACAGAATCTTTGATACTCGTTTGAAACTCACGAGCGCACAGTATACGAGTAGCTTTCCTAGCCCCAATAATAAGCAAAGCACGAGCAACGCCCCAAGACTTAGCGCCACCACGACCACCGTAAAGAACTTTGTAGCGAGCAGGGTCAAAAAGGATTGAGAGCTTCTGAGGAAACTCAGCCTGTGCAATGGCCTGCTGGACATCACTCACTTGGTTTTACAAATGTAACTTGAATTCCTGTTACTGCTGTGCCATCAGGATTTTCAATAGAAGTGGCCTGTAAGGGCTTGCCATCCATTCTATCCATAATCTCTTTAACTGCCCAGGCTTCTCCATCTTCAGCCGACTTAATTAATTTTTCAGCAATAGCCCTTAAACGCCTAGCATCCTCTTGAACTAAAACCTTTCTTAGCTCGCCAAAGAACAGCTTTCCCTTGGTAGCGTTCTTATTACCAATTGGCGCTCCACCAGAAGAAGTTGAGTTAACAGTCATATATTTGATTTATCTGCCTATTTTTTAAGCACATCTGCCTAATATTTAAGCAATGTTGCCTATTATTTAAGCACATTTTTGATTATTTAGCATCTTCTACTATTACAGTCTCAGTATTACCCATGATAGTTCTAGTTTCTTCATGAGTATGGACAGCTTCAGTATCTCCAGCAGTTCCTACTGGCTGAATTTGAGGTTGAGCTTGCATATGAATTTTATTGATTAATGGAGCACATTCAGCAAATGGGGCTTTTCCTACTTGTTGCAGGATATAGTTAATTTCTTCTAATGTTAAGTCTAGGGTCATTTTTTACCTTTCGTTGATGATTTTTTAGCAGCTCTTGCTTCAGAATATGCAATTGCTACAGATTGCTTAATTGGTTTGCCCTCTTTCACAGAAGTAGCTATATTTTTCTTAAATGCGGCTGGTTTAGCTGATTTTATTAATGGCATTGCATATCTCCTTAACAATTCCAATTTTTTAATGATGCCTTGGCTCTTTCAGCAGGGCCTTTGGCTTTCTTTACTACTCCTGTCATTCTGGCGCAAAATGAGGCTTTTCTGCCTTTATCTGCATCAGTCTTAGGATTTGGTGCAGGGGCTTTTAGATTACTGCCATTCTTGGCGTTGTATTCAGCCCTACCTTTGGCAGTCATTCCAGCGCCTTTATCGGTAGGATTGTAAGTCTTACCTTTACCAGTAGTTTTATGCGATATAGGTTTATCGTGTTTCGTAGCCATTACTTGCCTTTAGCAGTTTTAGCTGACTCTTTAAACGCTTTAGCTGTTGGCGCACCTTTAGTGCCAGGCTTGCGCATGGTTTCTACGGGTTTACCCTCAGCCTTTTCTTTTACGATTCTAGCTTGTTTCGCATGAATATTGGCATATAAGCCAGGTTTAGTTGCCATTGGTTTTTCCTTTACTGGTGGGTTTTTAGGTTGATAAACTATTTTACGCCTTACATCAGGCGGCAATGGCTCAAAAAAGGTTACAAACCATTCAATTGCTTTTTTAAGCGCTGTTCTTTTCTTTTTCATTTTCTTCTTCCATAAAGCAAATATCCTGCCAACTCATGACTAAATATTTAACTCCATCTTCAAAATAAGGAAAGTATTTAAGATATTCCTCGCCCCTATCGCTATTCATAGTGCCAAAGCGAACTCTTTTGCCAACTTCGATGGGCATATCTTCTCTGCGCCCATTGGGTAATTTCTTGCCAGGACCAACTGCCACGACAGTTCCCATGTTTTCCACTTCCTTATTATTAACAATAAGAATCTTAGATAACACACGAACATCAGGTTTAACAACGATTTTGTCTAGTAATGGCTTTAACTTCATGATTTTTTAGGTCTGCCAATAGGGTTTTTCATTGATTTGGATACGCTAACAGTTAATCCGCTAGTAATCGACTCTATGACTAGGTTTTTAGAGTGCATGAACTCTCCACACCAATCGTTAGGGCTTTTGTTCCTGAGCTCAGGAAACCTTCTGCAAGCGCCCATAGGCTCTTGACCAGAAAAAAATCGACAAAAACTACAAAATTCTTTATCGTTTGCAATAGCCATTTAGTTCTCCGATTACTACTTGGTTAGAAAGCCTTAGAGTTCCTTCACCTCTAGGGCTTTCGCTTTATTATTTCTGCTCTTTATCTTCTTCAGAATACGCTTTACGGTCATGGTTGTAGCAAATGCCTTCAGTACGACCTGTATTAAACAGTTTGTCGCTACCAGTAGCATCTTCTTTACCCATTGCTACTCCACCTTTAATTTTTTCCATGCGCTCGCCTGATTTATCAGAAGAAGTGGCGGCTGGAATCTTTGCGCCTGTTGTACCGTATGTCATATATTTCCTTTTGCAAAAGAAGCTACAAAATGTAGCGTTGTTAATTTTATGTATATCTTAACTGATGTCAAGTAGTTTTATCAATCTAATTGCACCGTCAACAGAATCTATTCTATTAACAGCGCCACCTTGCCATTGTTCCATGAATTTTAACTGAGGCTCAGTAAATTTGCCTGTTTTTGACTTAACTTCGACTAGCACCGATATGTTTTTATAGCCAATTAATAGGTCGGGACAACCTTTGCCAACTGCCGATAAATTTAAAACTGTAGCGCCCATAGACCTAAAGGCTTTTACTATATCTAATTGGTTATTATCGACTTTTTTGGGAAAAGACATTAAATTATCATGAATTATGGTTAAGATACGCTAACTTTACATCAATAAGGTGTCTATGTCCTTTAAATCAATCGTTACCGATGAAGAATTTATTAAGGTTTGGAAAGAGTTAGGTAGTCCTACCTTAGTTGGCAAACATTTTGGCATGAACGCTAGGTCTATGATTGCTAGGCGGCAATCTTTAGAACTTCGCTACAAAATTGAATTGCCTACCTTTAATTCTCAACGAGAAGAAAAAAAGGTCAAACTCAAGAAAATAGAACAAACTCCCCATAATGTAAGACGGGGCATAGATGTAGATAAGGTTAAACGGGTCATAGTCTTTAGTGATGCCCACTTTACCGATACGACCACTACAGCGTTTAAAGCGTTGCTTTTAATGATTAAAGAGTTTAAGCCTCAAGTTTTGATATGTAATGGAGATGCCTTTGACGGTCAAGTTCTTAGTCGTTTTCCCACTATTAACTATGATGAAAAACCTTCTGTATTAGACGAACTTAATTATTGTCGTTATCATTTTGATGAATTAGTTAAACATAAGCCAGCAGGCTGTGAACTCATATATACCTTGGGTAATCACGATATGCGTTATGAGGCCTGGCTTGTCAATAAAGTTCCTGAATATAGCGGAGTTGACGGTTTTAGCCTTAAATACCATTTTCCCGAATGGAAAACCTGTTGGTCATTTTGGATAGGTGAACATACTGTAGTTAAGCATCGGTTTAAAGGTGGAAGATTAGCTGGATATAATAATTTAACTGGTGCTGGCGGTTCTACGAATATTATTACTGGACATACCCATGTGCTATGTGCAAGTCCCATTACAGGATATCAAGGAACTTACTGGGGAGTTCAAACAGGATGTCTAGCCAATCCTCTTAGCTCAACATTTGAATATTGTGAAGATAGCCCTAAAGATTGGCGTTCAGGCTTTGTAATGCTGTCATTTGACCAAGGCAGAATGTTAATGCCAGAACTTATTATGGTTACTGATGAAGAAAACGGTGAATTTGAGTTCCGTGGCTGTATTAATCGAGTATGAAACTCACGCCTGAAATCTTGCGGAATATGTATGCAACGCTTTATTGTTGTTATCCGTTTACAAAATGGTCAATGCCGTTGCCTGAAGAAATAGAATTTATCGTTACCTTAGATACTGATGCTATGGGTACATATTGCCACGATACAGGCGAGGATTTTGAACATACCATTACTATTTCAGCCGCTAGATGTGGGCATATGTATACAGCCCTTTGTACCCTCGCACATGAGTGCTGTCATATGTCGTTCTATAAGCGTAAAGGCTTTCGGTGGGCGCATCATTCTAAAGAGTTTAGAACCAGATGCAAACTCATAGCTACAGAGCTTGGGTTTGACCCTTTAGAACTGTAAACAATATTGTTTACAAAAGGTTCCATTTAGCTACCTTTGAAGTCTTTTAGTAATTTTCTTATTCTTTTTTTAGGCCTGCCAATAGCAACTGGGAAAGTTTTTTCGGGTCTAACTGCGTACTCATCAAGTGCTTTGGTAAGCATAGCAACAAGCCCCCATTGGACAAGTGTTTCAAGCCCTTTTTTGTCGAATCTAACACTAGCTTGAGCCGAGCCATCTTCATTTTCTTTCAGAATCTTTACCGATATGTCCATTTTCTTTTCCAAAAGTTAATATTGGTTTATCTAATGCCTCTACAGCCCAAGTTAAATAAGTCTTAACTTCATCCATATTTTCCCCGCTTATTGTAGCTGTTGTATGGCCTAGCAAATTTCCTTTATGGTCATAGAAAACCTCTCTAAGCTCAACCCAAGGGTCATCGCCACCCATATTAACTAATCGTAAGTTCCAAGTCATTTAATTGCAATCATATACAACCCAACATTACCAAAAGCATATCCAAAATATGTGACAGCCAATCCAATATTGCCTTTAAATAGCTGTTCTCCTGCAATATAAGCATATATAACTCCTGTCAAAACAATTAACCAGCTAGACATTTTTTATATCTTCTTCAGCCATTTGACAAAAAATACTACATTCAATATTTGGCTCTTGAGGATAATTTCCATCGGTAGGCTTCAATTCATCTAAATATCTGTCTTTAAAAATGGTTTGACTTTTAAAGCGTTCTAATTTAGCCATTCGGTCAAAATGTTCAGGAAAATCTATTTTAATTTTATTCCAATAACCCATGCCGCCTTTTACACAACCTATGCAATTATTGTTATGGTAGCCTAATTTATACATAACAGGTAACTCAATATTGGCATTTTTAAGCATTGCAAGACAATCTTCTTTGCCTAAACCCTTATCAATTAAAGGTGTCCATATATTTACATCATTGTTTGCATCAATAAATCGGTCTAATCTAGCCTGTTCTTCTGCTGTGTATCCAAATACTTGACGGTCAGTAGATTTTTCAAATTTTTGTCTAATTTGTTTTTTTAAAGCTCTGGTACATGGAGCCCCTTTAGGAGTTCTTATGTAATTTTTTTCAAATACTCGGTAAATTGACCTATCATAAAAATCATTACCTAAAATTTCTATTTTTTGACCAAACCATTGTTCACAATCAGCCAAAAATCGTTTGTTGTCAGAATGTTCTTCTTTAACTTCAGTATAAGCAATAATTAATTCTTGTTCTTTATCAACCATACTTAAAGCTAATTTAGTAGCTACGGCACTTGCCGCACCACAAGAAAACCAACAAATTATTCTAGACATTGTTCAGTCAATGCAAGTAATGATTCTTCTGTAACGCTATGGTGAAGTTCCCAAGCCTTTCTTCCAAGATGATGAATTCCAGCATGGAATCGATGATGAATTGGGCATAGGCCAATTGTTGGCGCAGTTGCTCGTTTTCCTGC